GTTTGGCGATGACGTAGATCTTGATGTAGAGACTGAAACTTCAGCAGAGTTTGAATCGGATGTAGATTTGGATTCTGAGGAAGAGGTTGACTCAGAAGAATAATAAATAAGTATTATAAGATCTAATTGAAGGATAATGGCTATCAAACCTGTTGGTATTAATACTGTTCTTGGTACAAGTACAACTTCTGCTAGAACCCTTGCAATTTCTCAACAATCTCAAGATCTCAGAGTTGTTGCTGAAACTGTAGGTTGCCATGTTGCAATTGGCACTCTTCCAGTTGCAACTGAGCAAGATTTCTATGTTGCTGTTGGTGAACCTGAAGAAATCGCTATTGGAATGCCCGCATCTCAGAGAGTTGTTGGCGTTACAACTGGAACTACAACAATTCTTGATTTTCCAGAAGGAACAGGTTGCCCCTTCGCAATCGGTGAGGCAGTTACTCTTACAGTAACTGGTCAGTCCGCACTGGACTTCTCACACAAGATTGTTACTGATGTGAATACCTCTGCTGGTGTTGGAGGATATTTCAGCACTAGAATTACAGTTGACCATGATTCAAGTTCAGGTCCTGCATTTAATTCTCCTTATGCAGAACTGAGAAAGTCAATTATGGTTGCTGTAAAATCTGAGACTGGAACAGGCAAAGCATTCATCCAACAAGTTCAAACCTCCTGAAGAAAAATGAAACTAATCAGAGAAGAAATCGAATCAGTAGACTTCATCATTGAAGAAAAGAATGGTAAGAAGTCTATGTTCATTGAGGGCATTTTCCTGCAAGGAGATCTCAAGAACAGAAACGGTAGAATGTATCCTATGGAAACTCTCAGAAGAGAGGTTGCTAGATACAATGAGAACCATGTTATGTCAGGCAGAGCGCTTGGTGAACTCGGTCACCCTGATGGTCCTACCGTTAACCTTGACCGTGTTTCACACAAGATCGTCTCCCTGAAGGAGAATGGTTCTAACTTCATTGGTAAGGCAAAGATTCTTTCTACCCCTATGGGCAAGATTGCAGAATCACTTATCAGTGAGGGCGTAAAACTTGGAGTTTCCTCTAGAGGTATTGGTTCACTGAGACAAACTAGAGAGGGAGTAAATATTGTTGGTGATGACTTTATGCTCTCCACTGCTGCAGATATTGTAGCAGATCCTTCTGCACCTGATGCTTTTGTTGAGGGCATCATGGAAGGAAAAGAGTGGGTCTGGGATGGAGGAATCCTTAGAGAGTCTTTTGCCAAGAAGACCTACAAACAAATCAACACTCTTGTCACACAGAGACAGTTGGACGAGAAGAAGTTGGATCTCTTCAACGACTTCTTGAACAACTTGTAAAGTGTGAATTTATAAATAAATATAGATTAAAATAGGTTAATCGGAGAGTTCAAATGTCTCGTGGAGATTTACAAGAAATGGAGCAATCTAAGACTGCTGTGAATGCGAACGCCAAGCCCGCTGAGGCACAAGGTAGTGTCGCAAATATCACCCCTGGTCAAGGCGCTTCTTACGAAGATCTCGGTGGTCCTACCCCCGAGAACTACAGCCCAACAAATGATTCTGCAAAGCTCAGAGAGCCTAAGATCAAGACTGTTAAGGATGTAGTCAATAAGAGTGCTAAGCCTGCTGAACCAATGCAGAAAGTTGCAAAGGAAGAAGCAGAAGTTGAAGAGGAAGTCCTGGAAGAGATTGTAGCAGAAGAAGAAGTTACAAACGAAATTGACATCGAAGAAGATGTCAATGCACTTCTTGGTGGTGAAGAACTCTCCGAGGAGTTCAGAGAGAAAGCAAAGATGGTCTTTGAAGCTGCTCTGAATTCTAAGGTCCAAGAAATCCAGGAAGCTCTGGAAGCACAACAGGCAGAGGCAATCGCTGAAGCAGTTGAAGCACACAAGGCAACTCTTGAAGAAAGAGTTGACTCATACCTTGAGTACGTTGCTGAAGAGTGGATGGTAGAAAATGCCCTCGCAATTGAGCACGGTCTCAAGAGCGAGATGACCGAATCATTCCTTGAAGGAATGAAGGGTCTTTTTGAAGATCATTATGTATCAATCCCTGAAGATAAATATGATGTGCTTGAGAGCATGGTAGAAAAACTTGATGATATGGAAGCAAAACTCAACGAGCAGATTGAGAAGAACATTTCCCTGAATCAAAAACTGGCAGAGTCAGTTGCTGATGGAATCCTTGATTCCGTTTCAGAGGGTCTGGCACTTTCTCAGAAAGAGAAGCTCGCTTCACTTGCCGAAAGTGTTGAGTTTGAAAGTGAAGAAGAATATCGTGAAAAGCTTGAGACTCTGAAGGAGTCATACTTCTCCAGAACTCCTGCTACCAAATCTGAAGCCCCACAAACCCTCTCTGAGGGTGTAGATAGCACTCCTGCTCCTACTACTAGAAGCATGGATGCATATCTCAAGTCACTGGGCGCATTCAGAAAGAACTGAATTTAACATTAATTCAAACAAAACTGTCAACTTATAGGTAAAAGCAAATGTTCCAATCAGAGCATCTGCAGGAAAAGTGGAGTCCACTTCTCGACTATGAGGGTCTTGATCCAATCAAAGATTCCCACAGAAGAGCGGTAACCGCAGTCCTGCTGGAAAACCAAGAAAAGTTCCTCCGCGAGGAGCAAGCATTTAACTCAGGTATCAACCTGATGGAAACCCCAACCAACAGCGCTAATGCTGCTGGTGCTTCAGGCGGTTTCGGTGGCGGTGCTGACGCTGCTGGTCCTGTTGCAGGTTTCGACCCTGTTCTGATCTCACTGATCAGACGTGCAATGCCTAACCTGGTCGCATATGACCTGGCAGGCGTTCAGCCAATGAGCGGTCCTACTGGACTCATCTTCGCAATGCGCTCCAGATATGAAAATCAGTCTGGCGATGAGACCTTCTACAATGAAGTTGATTCAGCATTCTCTGGTCAGGATGCAGGATTTGACCTCACTGCTGGTTTCTCTGACAGAGCTGCTGGTATTGGTTCTACTGAGCAAATTGGAACCAACCCTTCAGTCCTGAACCCTGTTGGTACTGCTAACTCCACTGCCTACAACGTAGGTCAGGGAATGGTAACTGGTGATGCTGAGAATCTGGATGGCACAGGCACTAATGCCTTCAACCAGATGGCATTCTCGATTGAGAAAGTCACTGTTACTGCAAAGTCAAGAGCACTGAAGGCAGAGTACAGCCTTGAGCTTGCACAAGACCTGAAGGCAATTCATGGTCTGAATGCAGAAGCTGAGCTGGCAAACATTCTGTCAACTGAGATTCTTGCAGAAATCAACAGAGAAGTCATCAGAACTATCTACAAGACTGCTGAGCAAGGTGCTGTTTCTAACACCGCACAAGCTGGTGTATTTGACCTGGACATTGACTCCAATGGTAGATGGTCGGTTGAGAAGTTCAAAGGACTCCTCTTCCAGATTGAAAGAGATGCAAATGCTATTGCACAGAGAACTCGTAGAGGAAAGGGCAATATGGTCCTCTGCTCTGCTGACGTTGCTTCGGCACTGACAATGGCAGGTATCCTGGACTACACCCCTGCACTGAATGCAAACCTGAATGTTGATGACACTGGCAATACATTTGCTGGAACCATCAATGGTAAGTTCAGAGTTTACATTGACCCATATGCTGCTAACCTGGGTGCTGGTAATGCTCAGACAAATAGTGGCAACCAGTACTATGTTGTTGGTTATAAGGGTTCTTCACCTTATGACGCAGGTCTGTTCTATTGCCCATATGTACCTCTGCAGATGGTACGTGCCGTTGGTGAGAACTCCTTCCAGCCCAAGATTGGCTTCAAGACCAGATATGGTCTGGTTGCTAACCCATTTGCTGAAGGACTCACCCAGGGTCTGGGAAGACTCAGAGTCAACAGCAACCGCTACTACAGAAGAGTTGCTGTCAAGAACCTCATGTGATCCATACTCACAAGAGTTTACTGGAGGACCCCAAAAGGGTCCTCTTTTTTTATGTTATCAGGTGTATTGGAGAAGTAGTATTAGTAGGTCTATTAGATATAATGGTGGAAATTGGGAGAGTGTAATAAATAACTAGAAAGTCTTGGGAAAATGAGAACATTCGCTGAATTCGTAGAACTTCAAGAGACATCTCTGAATAGAATTCGTTCCAAGTCCGATAAGGGCGGAATGGCAATCTTATCTGGACAGCGTGGTGATAAGTCCTCCAAAGAAAATAAAGAAAGAAGCAAGAGAACTGAAAGAAGGATTCGTGGTGCTGGACTGCCTGGTCCTACGAAGGTCTCAGGAAGATACACAGAGAATCCTGGAACACCTCAGGAGAAGAAAGTGGGAGAGAAGTCCCATGTAGTTTCTTCTGGCAAGATGGGCAAGAGGAAGTTCAAGAAGACAGTTGAGAAACTGGGCACAGAGGGTGGACTTAAGCACAAAAAGAATGTAAAATCGGGTTCAAGCAAAGATGATCAGGACTCAGTTTTAATCCAACGCAAGAAAGGTGGATCTGCTACACTCAAAGGAACTTCCAAAACATCTTGGCCAGGTAAGGGCAAGAACGTTAAGGTAGGAAAGATGAGGCCAGGTCGCACTGGTGAATTTGACACCAAAGTTAAGAACAAGACATTTACTTATGAGTAGAAAGAAAAAGTTTCCATGGCCACATCATATTGATGAAGAGACAAAAAGCGTCTCTGTCTATGTCGCTAGTGGGTATCCAACTGTCATGATTGTACCTAAGAAAGTAGAAGAATACTTTCCTGGATATAAAAGCAGGTTAGTATCACAAGAAGGATTGGAGGAACTCACAAACAAATGACCCCTTAAAGGGGTCTTTTTTTATGTCTGCATCTAAATACTTAAAAAAAGAGAAATGGCAGTTAGAAAACCCATACCAGGGCAGATTGAAAATAGAAACTTTTTAGTGCCTACTGGTTTTCAATTCCAAGTGAATAGAGCACCCAAAGTATCATACTTTGGCCAGATGGTAAATATTCCCTCTCTGAACTTTAATAATGCAACTCAACCAAACTACCTGAGAGATATTCCTCTTCCAGGAACAATGATCGATTTTGAGGACTTGACCCTTAGATTTTTGGTTGATGAAAGTCTTGAGAATTATTTGGAGATTCAAAACTGGATCAGAGGTATTGGTTTCCCAGAGTCTTTGCAACAGATTTATGATTTTCAAAAAGAAGACACTGACCTAGAACAACCTGCTAAATCTCAGTTAAGTCTTTATTCTGATGGAACACTGACTGTTCTTGATTCACAGAATCTTCCAAAATTTAAGGTTGTATTTGAAAACTTATTCCCAGTCAGTCTCAGCACTCTTGAATTTGATGCAACACAAACTGACCTTGATTACTTTACAGCAGAGGTCACTTTCAAGTATACTATCTACAATATACGCGAAGTTAGTTGCAACCCTTGCACATAATATATGATTGACCTTGAAACGATTCAGAAGATGTGGTCAGAAGAT